CGGCAGCAGGTATACCTGAAATTGGAGTTAGAGTTGCCAAAGATTTAGCTAATCATTATAGAACATGGAGTGATTTCCGCAATGAAACTAATTTTATACAATATGATGGCATTGGAGAAATAATGGAAAATAATTTACTTACTTTTGATTATACTGAAATAGATTATATTGTGGAAAATTATTTAATCATAGAAGAAAATAAAAAAGAAAGAGAGGAACAAAAATTAGAAGGTCTTACATTTTGTATAACTGGTAAACTTATCAATAAAGATAGATGGAAGAATAGAGATGAATTAGCTAGTTTTATTACTTCATTAGGAGGTAAAGTAGTTGGTGCAGTAAGTAAAAATGTAAATTATTTAATAAATAATGATATTAATAGTAATTCTGACAAATGTGCTCAAGCCAAAAAATTAAATATTCAAATAATAACGGAAGAAGAATTTTTAAATATGATAAAATAAGAGGAGGCTTGAATCAAATGGCTAAATTAAAAGATTTAACAAATCAAAAATTTGGAAAATGAACAGTAATAAAAAGAGGAGAAAATAAAAATAATTTAGTATATTGAACGTGTCAATGTGAATGTGGAACTATAAGAGATGTCAGAAGCGCAAGTTTAATTAAAGGTATTTCTTCTAATTGTGGATGTGTAAGAAAAAATAAACTATCTGAAAAAGGATTAATACAATTAGGAGATAAATATAATAAATTAACAGTGATAGAAAAAACATCTCAAAAAGATTCATCTAATCGTTTTTTATGAAAATGTTTGTGTGATTGTGGAAATATCTGTTATGTTTCTGGAAATAATTTAAGAAATGATAAAGTTAAATCTTGTGGTTGCTTAGTACATGAACTTGGAAAAAATAAGATTAAAAATTTAATAGGACAAAGATTTGGTAAATTAGTTGTAAAAGATTTTTCTTTTACAAAAAATTATAAAGCCTATTGGCTCTGTCAATGTGATTGTGGAAATACTAAAAATATTTGTGGTACAAGTCTTACACAAGGGTTAACTAAATCTTGTGGCTGTATAAAGTCACAAGGCGAATTAAAAATTATTCAAATATTAGATGCAAATAATATTAAATATCAAACTCAATATACCTTTAATAGTTGTCGTTTTAGTGACACTAAAAAATTAGCTTTATTTGATTTTTTTGTTGATAACAAATATTTAATTGAATTTGATGGGCAACAACATTTTTATCAACCTACTGGTTCATGAGGAGATTTTAGTAAAATTCAAGAACATGATCGATATAAAAATAAATGATGTAAAGAAAATAATATTCTATTGATAAGAATTCCTTATACACATTTTAATGATTTATGTTTAGAAGATTTATTATTAGAAACAAGTCAATTTATAGTATAAAGAACTAGGTAAACAGATTATTGATGAGCAAGCCTTCATAGATATGTTTGATTTATAAAAAAATTTTTGATATAATAAATATATGAAAAGTGATAAAGAATTAAAAAATATTGCAAAACAGATTTTTAATCTAGAATTAGAGTGTAAAAATCGGAATCAACATATCTGAAAATGTTAATAAAATTGAACAATTAACAAATTTATTATCAATAGATGATATGTTAAAAATTGATATATATATAACAGAAAAAAATTTTTTGACATAATAAAAATTTTATGTTATAATATATACATAAAGAAAAAATAAAAAATAAAATTAAAAAGGAGAGAAAAAATATGTTAAAACCAAATAGTAGAACAGTATTTGAATTTGTAAAAGCTAATAGCGAAAGAAATCTTACAGCTGCTGATATAGCTGAAGGAACAGGATTAGATGTAAAAAGAGTTAATGGAATTGTTACATCTGCATTTCAAAAGAAAGGTCTAATGGAGAGAATTCCTGCAGAAATAGAAAAAGAAGATGGAAGTCCTAAAAGTGTAAAAATAATAAGATTAACAGAAGCAGGTTTAGCTTTCAATCCTGATGAGCCAGATGAAAAAGCTGAATAAAAAAATTATATAAAGCAGAGAGATAATCGTCTCTCTGCTATTTTTATAGAAAGGAAAATATATTAATGTGAAGAATTATAATATTTTCTTTATTAATATTTGTAAATTTATTTTTACTTTACCTGTATAATAAAGAAAAAAATAAAAATAAAGAAATTAATAGTATTAATCAAAAAATTGAAGAAAAAAATAAAGAAATTGAAAATAAGAGTTTGCAATTAATTAAACAAGCAGAAGATTTACAAAATAAAATAGATTGAAAACAAAAATTATTAAACACTATTCAACAATCAGCAGAAGAATCCGCGCAGGTATCTAAAAAAGCATTTGAAAATTATGTAGATGTGTTAGATATAGAATATCAAAATAAAGAGAGAGAGTATCAAGAGTCGTTAAAATTATTAGAAGAGAGTTACGGAAATATTCAGAATAAATTAATTGCGGAAACAGGTCAAATTAAAGATGAATTAAATAAAATGTTATCAACACGCGCCGCCGCAATTCAAGCTCAATTAGAGGAAGAAAAAATACAACAGCAATCAGAATATTATTCATTGTCTATTGATGATATAGGTAAAAAAGAAATAAGAATACTTCAGTCTATTGAAAGTGAATTAAGAGATCCGCGTCCAATTCGTATGATTATATGACAAACCTATTATTCTAAAAAAGTAAATGAATTAGCTTCTAGGGTATTAGGCACTAAAGAAATATGCGGAATATATAAAATTACAAATAAAGAAAATAAAATGTGTTATATAGGTCAATCAAGAAATATAAAAGAGAGATTTAGAGAACATATAAAATGTGGGTTGGGTATTGACACTCCCGCAGCAAATAAATTATATAAAGCAATGAGAAAAGAAGGTATAGACAATTTTACTTTTGAATTATTAGAAGAGTGTTCTTCACAGTTTTTAGATGAGAAAGAAGCTTTCTATATATCATTGTATAATTCATATGATTATGGATATAATAGCAATCATGGAAATAAAAAAACTTAATTGATTTATAAAAATAAAAATGATACAATATAATTAAGAAAAAACAAAAGGAGGAATGAAAAAGAAATGAATATGAAGGAATTTTTAGATGAAATAGATAGTGCTATTAATATTAAAGAACAATTAAGTGATGATGCTAATATATTCTATCAAGAATTGAGAAATAAAATAAAACCTAATTTTACTGATAATGGAAAAAAGATATTACAATGTATGAAAGATAATTCAAATGATTATAGAGGTTTTAATGCAAAACAGATTGGTGAATTATTATTTATGTCTCCTCGTTCTGTTTCAGGTTCACTCAGAAAGTTAATTAACGAAGGCTATTGTGAAAAAGTAGGAACTAATCCTATAACATATCAACTAACTAGCTTAGGTAAAACTGCACAACTTGACTAAGATAAAAATTTTTGCTATAATTTATATATAAATAAAAAAGAAGAAAAAGAAAAAATTAAAAAAGGAGAGAAAATTAAAAATGAAAAAAATGATTAATAATGAATGTATAGTTGGTAGAATTTATCAACATAATTTAGTAAAAAAGACTGTTCAAAATAATACTTCTCCAAATTTTGGAAAAGAATTTATATCAGGAAATCTTGAAATAGCGGTAGATGAAAATGGATTAGTTATAATCCCAGTTCATTTTACATATGTTGTAGAAACAACTAATTCAGGAAATAAAAACGCAACATATACTAATTTAGATAAAATTATTAATTCTGGAAAGACTTGGATAACAAATGGAAAAGATGAAGCTACAAAGGTGAGAATTGATACTGCTTTAGCAGTAAATGATTTTTATACACAGGATGATAGATTAGTCTCTACAAAAGTTAATGAAGGTGGTTTCGTTTCTATAATATCTGAATTATGCCCAGAAAATGAAAGAAATACATTTACAGAAGATATGTTAATTACAAACGTAGTAAGGGTGGAGGTAGACCCAGAGAAGAATATAGATAAAGATTATGTAGTTGTAAGGGGATATGTATTTAATTTTAGAAATGCTATACTTCCAGTAGATTTTATAGTAAGAAACCCAGATGGAATGGCACATTTTGAAGACTTAAATGCTTCTCAAAATGAACCTGTCTTTACAAAGGTATGGGGTAGAATTAATTGTGGTTCCATTATAGATGAGATAAAAGAAGAAACTGCATTTGGAGAAGAAGCAGTTAGAACTCGTGAAAGAAAAATTAGAGAATGGATTATTACTGGAGCCTCTAAAGTATCTTATGATTTTGGAGATGAGACTGTATTAACAATGGCAGAGGTTCAAAAAGCTATGCAAGATAGGGAATTATTATTAGCAGACACAAAGAGACGTAGTGATGAATATAAAGCTCAAAAGGCTAATAATGTATCATCTCAACCAAATATTCCTAATAATACGATTACAGCAACAAAGACAGCGACATTTAGTTTTTAGAAAGAGTGAAGAGTTTTAGCTCTTCCTCTTTTATATAAAAATAAAATAAAGTAAAAAGGAGATATAAAAATGATAGATTTACAAAAATTAACCCCTCATAAAATTAGTCGTGATTTAAGTGGATATATTACTTATATTTATGGAGCACCTAAAGTTCGGTAAGACAAGTCTAGGGGCACAAATGCCAAAACCACTATTACTCGCTTTCGAGCGTGGATATAATGCAATAGAAGATATTATTGCTCAAGATATTACTTCTTGGTCTGAAGTAAAACAAGTAGTAAGAGAATTAAAAAAACCTGAAAACAAAGAAAGTTTTAATACAATTATTATAGATACTGTCGATGTTGCCGCAACATATTGTGAAAAATATATTTGTGGACAAAATGGTGTTAATGCCTTAGGCGAGATTCCTTATGGTCAAGGATGGACATTACTTAAAAAAGAATTTGAAGATGTGTTTAGAACAATAGCTCAATTAGGATATGCTGTTTATTTTATTGCTCACTACAAAGAAGGAAGCTTTAAAAAGGCAGATGGCACAGAATATTCTATTATAAGACCTTCTGTATCAGATACTTATAATAGAATTATTGAAAATATGGCAGATATCTATGGGTATATGTATGCTGATACAACAGATGGAACATCAGTAAGAAAAATAAAACTTCGTTCTCAAGATGGATCAGTAATGTGCGGTTGCCGTTTTAAATATATAGTGGAAGAAGTCCCTGCAGATTATAATTCTTTAGTTAAGGCTCTAAATGAAGCTATTGATGTTGTTGCAAGAGAAAAGGGTTCTGATGCCGTAACAACTGAAAAAAATGAATTTAAAATAGAGGAATTAGATTTTGATGTTATAAAAACAAAATTTGAAAATATAGTTGGAAAAATTATATCTTCTCATAATGAAAAAGAAATGGCAGAAATTTGGACTCCTAAGATTACTCAAATTACTGAGAAATATTTAGGAAAAGGTAAAAAAGCAAGTCAATGCACTAGAGACCAAGTAGAGATGCTTAATTTAATAGTATTAGATTTAGAAGATTTAATAAAATAATAAATAAAGAGAAAAAAAAACGAGAGGAGATATTTCAATTAAGTTATCTTCTCTTTTGTTGGTTTTTATTAAAATATATAATATAATATAATTATAGAAAAGAGGTGTTTGGATTATGGCACAACATTTTGTTATATGTAAATATTGTAATCAAAAATTTAACAGAGATATAGAACCTTTTGTTGAAGTTGGAGGTAGGCGTTATGCTCATAAAAGTTGTGCAGAACAAATTGATGCATCAATTCCGCAAGATGAAAAAGATTATAATAATTTAGAATTATACATTAAAAAGTTATTCAATATGAAAACCTTAAATATAAAAATAAGAAAACAAATAAAAAATTTTAGAGAAGAATATGGTTATAGTTATTCTGGTATTTTAAAAACTCTTTATTGGTGGTATGAAATACAAAATCATACAATAGATTTAGCTGGGGATGGAATTGGTATAGTTCCTTATATTTATAAAGATGCTGAAAAATATTATTATACGATTTATTTAGCAAAAATAGTTAATGATGGCATAAATGAATATAAACCAAAAACTGAAAAAATAGAGATTCCATCTCCGAGAGTTTTTACTCAACCATTAAAAATGTTTAAATTAAATGAAGAAGAATAAAGGAGGATATATAATGGCAGAATATGTAGATACAACATCAATAATTCAAGTAATAGGATGCGTCTATAAAAATCCGACACTATTGGATAATGAAAAATATTTTTTTAATGAAGATGACTTTATACAAGATTTTCATAAAATATTATTTGGTTCAATTTATAATTTACATCTTTTAGGAGCAAAAGAAGTAAACGTTAACACCATAGAAGATTATTTAAAAGATAGACCTAAAAGTTTAGCGATATATAAGACATATAGAGGAAATGAATACCTACAAAAAATAAGTGAAAATATACAGTTATCTACTTTTGATTATTATTATCAGAGAATGAAAAAGATGACACTCTTGCGTATGTATAATAAAGCAGGCGTTGATTTAAAATGACTGTATGATATTAATAATATATTAGATGCAAAGAAAAAACAAGCTCAAGAAGATTGGTTAGATAATGCTTCTCTTGATTCAATAGCAGATTTAATAGATAAAAAAATAACAGAGGTTAGAATGAAATATGTAGATGATTCGGATAATGATTTTATTCAGGCAGGAGATAAGATGGCAGAGCTTATTGAAAATTTACAAAAAAGACCTGAAGTAGGTTATCCTATGTTTGGGCCACTCATTAATACAATTACACGTGGAGCTCGTTTAAAGAAATTTTATTTAAGGTCTGCGGCGACAGGTGTTGGAAAAACCCGCAGTATGATTGCAGATGCATGCTTTATAGCTTGTGATAAGATATATGATTCAGATCAAGGAAAATGGATTGAAAATGGAACAAAAGAGCCTACTATGTTTATTACAACAGAACAAGAAATAGATGAGATACAAACTATGATGCTGGCATTTTTATCTGATGTGAATGAAAATCATATTATATATAACGCTTATGAAATTGGAGAATTGGAAAGAGTATTATATGCAGCTGAACTTATTAAAAAATGTCCTTTATATATTAAAAAATTACCAGATTTTTCTATTAAAGATATTGAAAATACAATTAAATTTGGAATACAGGAATGGGGTGTGCGTTACATCTGTTTCGACTATCTGCATACAAGCATGAAAATTCTAAGTGAAGTTACATCAAAAACTGGAATAAAGGGCTTAAGAGAAGATAATGTTTTATTTATGATTTCAATTAAATTAAAAGATATATGTAATGAATATGGAGTGTTCATCCTTACTGCTACCCAGCTTAATGCAGACTATACCTCGGCTCAGGTTTATGATCAGAACTTACTTCGTCGGCGCAAAGAGTATTGCAGACAAGATCGATTGTCGGACTTATTATGCTCAAGACTAGTAAAGAGGATAAAGAAGCATTAAGAGAAGTAATAAATAGATTTAAGTTTGAAGAACCTGTAATTAAAATTTCAGTTTATAAAAATCGTAGAGGTCAATATAAAGATATTTTATTATGGTGTAAGGCAAACCAGGGAACTTGCCGCGTTATACCTATGTTCTGTACTGACTATAATTATCAATTAATAGATTTACCAGATTTAAAAATTAACGTATCAACAAAATTACAAACATCGGCTTTTTAAATCTTTATTTGATTATATTTATAAATAATGATATAATTAAATAAAGAAGGTGTGAAAATTCATGAATAATTTAAAAGAATGGTCAGAAAATATAAAAAATAATTTAACAATAGAACAAATAAAAGATTTATTATATGCTCTTGGTGGAGATCCGCAGTTGAAAGAAAATTATATTATATCTAGAACTATATGTCATGGTGGTCATCAACATAAATTATTTTATTATGATAATACAAAATTATTCAGATGTTATACTGAATGTGCTGACACTTTTGATATATATGATTTAATTATAAAAAATAAAAAAAATGAAGGTATTGATTTTACATTATATAAAGCTATTCAGTTTGTAATCACTTTTTTTAATTTGACAATTTCTACTGAAAAATTTTCATTTGACGAAGAAGATATAAGTGATTGGCAAATTCTTAATAAATATGAACAAAATAGTTCTCAAGAAAAACAAGAAAAAATCATTGAGTTTAAATTTTATGATAATAAAATTTTAAAATATCTACCAAAACCAAAAATACCTATGTGGTTAAGAGAAGGTATATCTCAAGAAGTCATGAATAATTGCGGGATTGCATTTGATCCAGTTTCATGGGGGATAGTGATTCCGCATTATAATATAGATGGTAAATTAATTGGAATTAGAGAAAGAACATTAATTAAAGAAGAAGAAGAAAGTGGAAAATATAAACCTGCTATTTTAAATTATCAAATGTATAACCACCCATTAGGATTTAATTTATATAACTTAAACAATAGCAAAGATAATATTAGGAAAATAAAAAAAGCAATTGTATTTGAACGGAGAAAAAAGCTCACTTCTTTATCAATCATATTTTGGAGTAGAAAATGATATATCTGTGGCGGTTTGTGGAAGTAATTTAACAAATTATCAAGTTCAACTTTTAAAAAATTTAGACGTAGATGAAATAGTCATAGCATTTGATAAAGATTTTGAAGAAATAGGGGACGATAGATGAAAAAATCAAATAACGCTATTAAAAAATATTAATATAAAATATTCTAAATATATACAAATTTCTTTCTTATGAGATAAAGAGAATAATATTTTATCTAAAAAAAAGTCAAGCCCAATTGATGAAGGAAAAGAAAAATTTATAGAATTATTTAAAAGGAGAATAACTTTATAATGGGTAAATTGTTAGATTTAACTGGAAAACATTTTGGCAGATTAACTGTAATAGACAGGGCTATTAATGAGGGAAAAGAAGTTCAGTGAAATTGTATCTGTGAATGTGGAAATAAATGTATAGTAAAAAGAAGAGATTTACAAACCGGTCACACTATGAGTTGTGGATGTCTTAGAAAAGAAAATATAATCAAAAATAATAAAAAATTAAAAATGAAAGATTTAACTAATAGAAAATTTGGTATGTTAACTGCAATAGAACCATTAAATACAAGAGATTATGGGTGTATTGTCTGAAAATGTAAATGTGATTGTGGAGCTTTTACTAATATTAGAGGGACATTATTAACTCAAGGATTAATTCAATCTTGTGGATGTCAGAAATCTAAAGGAGAATTATTCATTAAAAATTGACTTTTTAAAAATAATATCCCTTTTGAACAAGAAAAAACTTTTGATACTTGCCGTTTCCCTGATACAAATTTCTTAGCCCGTTTTGATTTTTATATAGATAATTCTTTTATTATAGAATATGATGGAATACAACATTTTATAGATAATGATAAATGAAAAAACTTAGAATACATAAAAAAACATGATAAATATAAAAATGACTGATGTAAAAATAATAATATTCCATTATATCGTATAAATTATAAAGAGAATATAGAAACAAAATTAAATGAGATATTTAAAAATGAGAAAAAATAATAAAAGTCAAAATATTAATATTATTAAATTTTTATGCAACTTTTTGAAAGGAGGATAATGATATAATGGATAAAGAGATAGAAACATATAGACAAAAACATCAAAAATGTAAATGATGTAAATATTATAAATATGAAAGTCCTTCAACTAAAGTTATGGGATTAGAATGTCCAGATTACGAAATGTGTATCTTAAAAGATAAAATGATTCATTTTACAAATTGAAATCATTTATGTAAATATTATAAAATAAAAGAGGAGAAAAATAATGAAATATAAATTAATAAACCCTATTAATTCTAATTATTCAACAATACAAACTATTTTAACAAATAGACATATTCCACTAGAAGAAGTTGAACATTACTTAAATACGACAGACGCGGATATTAATAAACCTGAAGCATTTGGTCAAAGTTGTTTAATGACAGCAGCTCAGTGTTTAATATCTCATATTTCCGCAAATCATAATGCTTTGGTTATTGTAGATTGTGACTGCGATGGTTTTACATCTGCCGCGTTATTAATTAATTATTTACATGATTTAGTTCCAAATTGGGTAGAAACAAATTTAAAATGGTGGGTTCATGAAGGTAAACAGCATGGCTTAAATGATTGTATGGATTATATTAATTCACATAATTTTGATTTGATATTAGTCCCAGACGCTGGATCTAATGATTATGAAGCCCATGCCACATTAAAAGCATTAGGTAAAGATATAATTATATTAGACCACCACTTAGCTGATAAAATAAGTAATGACGCCATTGTAATAAATAATCAATTATCTAATTATCCTAATAAAGATTTATCAGGAGTTGGAGTTGTATATCAATTTTGTAGATATGTAGACGAAAAAATGCAAACTAATTATGCAGATTATTATTTAGATTTAGTAGCTCTTGGTTTAACGCGGTGATATGATGTCTTTAACGTCAATAGAAACGAAACATTTAATTATGAAAGGCTTTCAACCTGAAAATATTCACAATCCATATATTTATGAAATGTGGCAAAAAAATAAATTTAAGTTAGGTGAACATATAACTTCAATAGATGCGGCATTTTATATAGTGCCTATGATTAATGCAGTTCAACGCAGTGGAGAGTTAGAAGAAAAAGAAATATTGTTTAAATCAATGTTAAAACATGAAGCTTTTGAGATGATTTTATCTAATAAAAAAGGTCATAAAGTAGGAGAGACAGAAAGATTAGTAGACCAAGCAGTTCGTATGTCTACAAATGTTAAAAATAGACAAACAAGAGAGCAAGATAAAATGATGGAAATTTTAGAATATTTAATTGAGGATTTAAACTTACTAGAACATAAAGTCATATTATTTACTTTTAATGAAAAAGAGTTAAATAGAAATATAGCTGGTTTAGTAGCAAATAAAATAGCTAATAAATATCAAAGACCTTGTTGTATATTATCAGAAGGGGTAGACCAAGAAAATGGAGAAGTATTGTATCAAGGAAGTGCAAGAGGTTATGAAGCAACAGGTGTAACAAATTTTAAAACCATATGCGAAGCGGCTGGTGCTGAATGGTGTCAGGGACATGAGAACGCCTTTCGGGATTTGTTTATCATCAGATCAGATTGAAGAATTTTTAGCTGAGACCGATGCTGCATTAACAGACATTTCCGCAGAACCAATTTACTATGTAGATTATATTTATAATGATGCAGATGTTCAAGCAAACGATATTCTTACTATTGCTAATTTAAGCAATTTATGAGGTAAAGATTTTGATGAAGCTCTCGTTGCAATAGAAAATTTAAAAATTACTCAAGACATGATTACAGTGTATAGAAAGACAGGAAATACATTAAAAATAACACTACCCAATAAAATTAGTTTAATGAAGTTTAATGCAACAGATGAAGAATGTTTTAAGTTAGAGAATTTTGAGGAGGCATATTTATCTCTTAATATAGTTGGAACTTGCCATCAAAATAATTGAATGAATTTTATTACTCCACAAATTTTCATCACTGATTATGAAATTATCAGTTCAGGGAAGTATTTATTTTAATTGATTTTAATTAAATAATATGATATAATATAACTATATTATAAAAGGAGTGAAAAAATGAGTAACAACAACAATAATAATAATGGATTTGATTTATTAGATATTTTAACCGCAATTAGTTTTATAGCTCAAATGAAAAATATAAAAGATGATGAAATTATGAATTTAAAGAATAATTCAATTATACAAGCAGTTGCAAATGAAATAGATAAATTGCATAGAGAGAATGATGATATAATTAATAATTTAAAAAAGATAGATAAAGATGAAGAAAAATTATTAGAAAAAATAGATATAATTATAGACTTATTAAAGGGGGTATAATTAGTGGAGCTAAATGAAAAACAGAAACAAGGATTAGAGTTAGCAATAGAAAGATATAAAAATAAAGAAAAATATACTATTATTGCGGGATATGCTCGGAACAGGTAAATCCACTTTAGTAAAAATTATAGTTTCTGCTTTACCGAATATAAATCCAGTAAAGGATGTAGTATACACATCCTTTACTGGTAAAGCTACACAAGTTTTGCAAAAGAAGGGTAATAAGAATGTAAGCACCTTACATAAATTATTATTTGAGAGTATTCCAAAACCAGATGGAACTTTTTATAGAAAACCAGTAGATGATATACCTTATAAAATAGTTATAGTAGATGAATGTAGCATGGTCCCTAAAGAATTATTACAACGATTAATTAAATATAATGTTCACGTCATATGCTTAGGAGATCCTCGGTCAATTATCGCCAATCAATAAAAATGAAGACAATCATTTGTTAGAACATCCTCATATATTTTTAGATGAAGTTATGCGTCAAGAGGAAGAGAGTGAAATTATTCAATTAACTATGAATATAAGAGCTGGAAAACCTTTAACTCGTTATCAGGGAAAAGAGATTCAAATATTAAATAGAGATGAACTGACAACAGGTATGTTATTATGGGCAGATCAGATAATATGTGCTAAAAATGAAACTAGAATAGCTTTAAATAATCAAATTAGAGATTTATTAGGGCGAAGCGGAGACCCACAAGATGGAGATAAAGTTATTTGTTTAAAAAATAATTGGGACGTATATTCAGTTAATGATAATCCTCTTGTTAATGGAACTATTGGATATTTAAAAGATAGTTTTAGCACATTTATTAATTTACCAAGTAAAATAACTGGAGACAGAAAACCTAAAAAATTAGATATATTAACAACTAATTTTATATCTGATACAGAAGATGATTATGGTATATTAGAGATGGATAAGAAATTAATATTAACTGGAGAATCGGGATTGGATTGGAAAACTAGTTATAAAATGGGAAATAGTATATTTTTTAAAGATAAAATTCCAAATCAATTTACCTATGGATATGCGATAACTTGTTGGAAGGCACAGGGATCAGAATGGAATAATGTTTTAGTTATTGAAGAAGGCTTTCCTTTTGATAAAGAAGAGCATAGGCGCTGACTATATACAGCCTGCACCCGCGCTGCAAAAAAATTAGTTATAATTAGAAAGGATTAATATTATGAAAAGAGATTTAGAATTTAGAGAGCAATTAAAGGAAGATATTGCTAAAAAAATATTAAATATGGAAGTTAAGAATAAAGAACAACAGATAGAAAAATGTGATTTAGGATTAAGATTATTAAAATTTTTTCAATTTGAGGAAGACCCAGAGTTTGAAAAAGTATTTGATGAGTTTTGTAAGAGAAAAGCAAGAAAAGAAAAAAATATTTTAGAAGAGGAAGAAAGATAATGAAAACATATAATAAAAAGGGTTTATATAATAGCTATGATAAAAAACATAAAGAACGTGCAAACAAAGATTATTATTCAACTCCAATAGCAGAAGTAACTAATATATTAAACAAATTAGATTTAGATTTAACAAATAAAGTTATATTAGAACCTTGTTGCGGCGGCCGGTCATATGTATCAAGGTATCCAGGACTATATTGCACAGAATCCAAACAATTATCCAGACGCAATTATAGCCACAGATATTCAAGAACGTGCTACTTCAATCGAATTTCCGCATGATGTTGGAGAACAATATGATTTTTTGAGTGATAATTATGAATTGCCTATTGATACACATATAGATTATATTATAATGAATCCTCCATATTCTACTATTGAACCTTTTACGATTAGAGCTTTAGAAGTTGCAGAGCGTGGAGTATTAATGTTAGGTAGATTACAATTCCTAGAAGGAAAGGGAAGATATGCAAATATTTTAAAAGATAATCCGCCTACTGATGTATATGTATATGTGGATAGAATTAAGTGCTATAAAAATGGAGATTTATCAGATACATCTTCATCTGCACAAGCATATGCTTGGTTTTGGTGGAATAAAGAAGAAAAAATAGAATATCCAAAGTTACACTGGATTCGTAGAGCAGAATAATAGTTTATTTTATATAAAAAATATGATATAATAAATATAGAAATAAAATATAAGGAGGAGTGATATGAACTGGAGCAAAAGGTTTGAGTGTCATGCTCATACAATGTATTCGAATCTTAGATTATTAGACTGTATTAATCGCCCTAAAGACTTAATTAATCGAGCTATTGAATTAGGACTTGCAGGCATTGCAATCACAGATCATGAATGTATCAGTTCGCATCCTGAAATTAATTTTTATCAAAAAGAAATAGAAGAAAAATATCCAGATTTTAAAATAGCATTAGGTAATGAAATATATTTAACTGATACTAGAGATATGGGACAAAAATATTATCACTTTATTTTAATAGCAAAAAATAAAAAAGGTCATAGAGCATTAAGAGAATTATCTTCAAGAGCTTGGATGAATAGTTATTGGGATAGAGGTCTTGAGAGAGTTCCAACTTTAAAAAGTGATGTTGAAGAAATATTAAGAAAATATCCAAATAGTTTAATAGGAACAACCGCTTGTTTAGGTGGGGAATTAAGTGTTAACACCTTAGCATTAATTAACGCAGAAAAAACTGGAGATAAAAATGGTGCGGAAACCGCACATAATAATATAGTAGATTTTTTATTATGGTGCAAAGAGGTGTTTGGCGAAGATAATTTTTATATAGAATGTGCACCTGGATGTAGTCGTGATCAAATATTAGTTAATAAAAGATTCCCAGCTATTGCAAAAGCATTTGGATTAAAGATGGTCATAGGTTCAGATGCTCATTATCTTAAAAAAGAAGATAGATATGTTCATAAAGCATATCTAAACAGTAAATTTGGAGAAAGAGAAGTAGATGATTTTTATGAATTTGCTTATCTTCAAGATAATGAAGAAATAAAAGAAAATCTATATGCATCAGAATTTAATGATGAATTTATAAATGAAATGTTTATAAATAGTTATGAAATATATAATAAAATAGAAAAATTTGATTTATCTCATAATCAAACTATTCCAAAAGTAGAAGTAAAAGATTATCCAAAAACAAATACTTTATATGAATTAAGAAATAAATACCCAAATCTCTATCATATGACTCAATCTAATGATAAAGTTGAAAGATATTGGGTTAATAAATGTTTAAGAAAGTTAAAACAAATAGGCAAGGATAGCGATGAATATTTAGAAAGGTTAGAAGAAGAAGCTGATATTAAATATACAATTAGTGAAAAACTAGGAACAAATATGTTTAGTTATCCAGTAACTCTTGAGCATTATGTTAATTTATTTTGGGAATGTGGAAGTATTGTTGGTGCAGGACGTGGTTCAAGTTGTTCAGGATTAAATCATTATTTATTAGGTATAACTCAATTAGATCCAATTAAATGGAACTTGCCTTTCTGAAGATATCTGAATCGTGAACGTGTAGAGTTACGGTGATATAGATTTAGATTTATGTCCAAGTAAAAGACCTAAAATTTTAAATGAAATTAAAAAAGAAAGAGGTCAAAACTTTAATAAAGATATTGATGAATTAAGTAAAAAGAATTTAGGTTGTACTTTAATTGCAACTTTTGGAACTGAAGGAACTCGTTCAACAATTTTAACTGCTTGCCGCGGATATAGGTCAGAAGATTATCCTGATGGTATTGATGTTGATACAGCTCAATATTTAAGTTCATTAATACCTAGTGAACGTGGTTTTTTATGGTCATTAAATGATGTTATAAATGGAAATGAAGATAAAAGTAGAAAACCAATTAAAATATTTATTAATGAAGTTAATCAATATCCTGGATTATTAGAAATTATGCAAGGTATTGAAGGATTGGTTAACAAAAGAAGCTCACACGCCTCAGGTGTAATATTGTTTGATGAAGATCCATACGAGTTTGGTTCTTTTATGAGAACTCCAAAAGGTGAGATTATAACGGCATATGACCTCCATATGTGTGAAGCTTGTCGGTATGACGAAATATGATTTTTTAGTAACAGAAGTTCAAGATAAATTATGTGAAGCAATTAGATTATTACAAGAATATAATGAAATAGATAGTTCTTTGACACTAAGAGAAGTTTATGACAAATATTTTCATCCAAGTGTATTACCTATTAATAATCAAGATATTTGGAAAGTTCTTCAAGAGAATAGTGTATTAAACATTTTTCAATTTGATAGTGAGGTAGGTTCTCAAGCCGCAAAGAAAATTAAACCTCAATCTATCTTAGAAATGAGTGATGCTAATGGATTAATGAGATTAATGACTGCAGAAAAGGGACAAGAAACTCCAATGGAAAAATATATTAGATTTAAAAATGATATTTCTTTATGGTATAAAGAAATGAGAAATTATGGATTAACACAAAATGAACAAAAAACTTTAGAACCTTATTTCTTATCTTCTTATGGTGTGCCTCCAAGTCAAGAACAACTTATGAAAATGTTAATGGATAAAGATATTTGTAATTTTACATTAAAAGAAGCAAACGCCGCAAGAAAAGTAGTTGGCAAAAAACAAATGAGTAAAATTCCTGAATTACATGAACAAGTATTAAAGCAAGCTAAATCTCCTAATCTTGGTAAATATGTATGAGAATGTGGTATTGGGCCACAAATGGGATATTCATTTTCTACAATACATAGTTTAGCTTATAGTTTTATTGGTTTTCAAACAATGTTTATAGCAACTAATTGGAATCCAATATATTGGAACACAGCATGTTTAATTGTTAATAGCGGTGGACTTGAAGAAGATAGCGATTTTGAAGAAGATGAAGATGGTTTTATAGTGCAAAAGAAAGAAAAAGCAACTGATTATGGAAAAATAGCTAAAGCTATTGGAGATATAATGTCAAGAGGAATTAAAGTTAGTGTAGTAGATATAAATAAATCAAGCTATAGTTTTAAACCTGATGTAGAAAATAATGAAATATTATTTGGTATGAAAGCATTAAGTAACATTAATGGACCAACAATAGAACAAATTATTAGTCATAGACCTTATGTGGGAATAGCTGATTTTATGGCAAGATGTCCATTAAATAAAAGTGCAATGTTTAGTCTTATTAAAGCAGGGGCTTTTGATAAATTAGAAGAAGATTGGGCTAAGGAACTTCATACTACATCTCGTAATGTAACAATGATATATTATATATCTAAAGTATGTGAAGCAAAGAAGAGAATAACATTACAAAATTTTAACGGTTTAATCCAACATAATTTAGTTCCGCAAGATTTAGAATTGCAAAAAAGAACTTATTTATTTACAAAATACTTAAAAGCAAACAAAAAAGTAGACAAGTATTTCGTATTTGATAATGTATGTGAAGAATTCTATAATAAAAATTTTGACATAGAACAATTAGATGTAATCAATGGATTAACTTGTATCTTACAAACTAAATGGGATAAAATCTATCAATCAGTAATGGATGTAGCAAGAGATTGGATAAAAGACAACCAAGAAAAAATATTAAATGATTTTAATAATATTCTATTTAAAGAATGTTGGGATAAATATGCAAAAGGTAATATTAGCTCATATGAAATGGAAGCGTTATGTTTTTATTATCATGAACATGAATTAATAAATGTAAATAATAATAAATATGGAATTGTAGACTTTAATGAATTAGCTTCCACCCCATCAATAGATTATTTCTTTAAAAGAAATGGTAGAGATATTCCGATTTATAAAATATATAAAATAGCAGGAACTGTAATTGGAAAAAATGATACTCGTTCATCAATTACATTATTGACTCCGACAGGAGTTGTTAATGTAAAATTCACAAAGGAATATTATGCAATGTATAACCGTCAAATTTCAGAACTAGGAGAAGATAATGTTAAACACGTTGTTGAAAAAGGCTGGTTTACAAGAGGTGTTAAATTGCTAGTAGCGGGCTATAAGAGAGATGATACTTTTGTTGCAAAAACTTATAAAAATAACAGTTTTCATCAGTTATATCAGATTACAAATGTATATGATAATGGAGATATACAATTAATTCATGAAAGAGCAAATATGAAAGAGTGTGGAGCATAACATTGCGATTAATATATGCTTCCGCTTATCAATTATAATTAATTTATTTATTTTAAATTTTATATATAATTATAAGGTAATAAATCCTTAGAAATGTTTTAAATAATTAAGGAGGAAAATATGAATGTTATTAAACGTGATGGTCGCATTGTAGAATTTAATGCAACTAAAATCGAAAAAGCGATTCTTGCCGCATTTCAAGATGTAGATGGAATTATATCAGAATATGCAAAAGAAAAAGCAGCTAATATAGCTAGCTATATTGAAGGATATTATTTGGATGTTGATGAAACTCCAGATATTGAAGAAATTCAAGATTTAGTAGAAAAAGGTTTAATGTCAACTAAAAGAAAAGATGTTGCTAAAGCCTATATTCTTTATAGAGAAGAAAGAACAAAAATTAGAAATGCTAATAGCAAATTAATGCAAAGTGTAAAAGAAAAAATTGAAGCTTCAGATGTACAAAATCAAAATGCAAATGTTGATGAATATTCTTTCGGCGGACGTATGGGTGAAGCTCGTAGTGAGCTAATGAAAGATTACGCTCTTAACTATATTGTTTCAGATATGGCTAGAGAAAATCATTTAAATAATGAAATATATATCCATGATTTAGATAGTTATGCTGTTGGTATGCATAATTGTCTAACTATTCCTTTTGATAAATTATTAGCAGAAGGTTTTAATACAAGACAAACAGATGTTCGTCCCGCTCGTTCAATTAATACTGCATTCCAATTAGTAGCAGTTATATTCCAATTACAATCATTACAACAATTTGGTGGCGTTAGTGCAAGTCATTTAGACTGGACTATGGTACCATATATAAGACTTTCATTTAGAAAACATTTTATTGATGGTGTTTATTATATAGAAGGTTTTATTGGAGAAAAAGAAACTTGTAAAAAGACTATTGAAATATGAGGAAAAGCTAAAGATATGCCAATAGATAGTCCTAATTATTTAAGTTTTAAAAATGCTTATAAATATGCTATGGATATGACAGAAAAAGAGTTAATGCAAGCTGTACAAGGAATGTATCATAACCTTAAATAATTAGGGCGACTTAATAGCAATATTAAGAACATAGCTATCTAAACGGGGAAACTCTTAAAGGCATTAAGACAATCCCGTGCTAAATTTGTATCGTTAAATATTAAAGAAAAGAGATTAAAATAATGTACACAGTATATCAACATAAAAATAAAATAAATGAAAAAATATATATTGGTATAACAATGCAGAACCCAGAACAGAGATGGCGCCATGGGGGAAGGCTATAAATCAAGTCCTCATTTTTATGCAGCTATTCAGAAATATGGTTGGGACAATTTTGAACACAATATTTTATTTATTAATTTAACTAAAGAAGAAGCTTGTTTAAAAGAACAGGAATTAATAAAAAAATATAATTCTATGAATAGAAAATTTGGTTATAATTCAACTTGTGGTGGAGAAAATTTCACTATGAATGAAGAAACAAAACAAAAAATATCTCAAGCATTAATGGGTAATCAAAATGGATTAGGACATCCTTGTTCAGAAGAAAAGAAAAAGAAAATTAGTGAAGCTCAAAAAGGAAGAAAATTAACAGAAGAACATAAACAAAAATTATCTGAAGCCACAAAAAATAGACATACTCCTTGTTCTGAACAAGCAAAAGAAAATATAAGAAAAGCTTCTCATAAAAAACCAGTTTATTGCGAAGAATTAAATCAAGTTTTTGAATCTGTTCAAGAATGTAGTAGACAATTAGGTATTCCTGCTACAAATATTTCAAAACTATGTAATGGAAGAGGTAAAACTCTTAAAGGATATCATTTAAGATATTATAATAACGATACAATAAATGCCTAACGACTATCCCTATTAAACGGGGAGTAGGGTCAAGCGACTCGATATGATAGCCCCCTCTATTAGAGGGTGAAGATATAGTCTAATCTTTATGGTGACATAAAGAAGTTCATAAGAGAACTGCATGAGATCAGCGACC